AGTACAGGGAGGTTTTATCCCCCACTGTACTGGAGAGCCAACTATTCACAGGTAACGAAATCGGAGAAAACCCATTTGGAAGTAATGGAGCATTGTAAGGCGGTATGTTATTTAATACATCCTCTATAATGTCTTTACTTATCCATTTATATTCTATTTTATTCAACAGACTATCCATATATTTCTTGATCCATTCAGTATCAATCTGAAAATAAAACTTATAAGGATCATCTTCATAGTTATCAGAATCTTGGTGCATATTATTTTATCTTGTATCTTTGTTGATTATGTCTTTTGGATGGTCTACCTCTACGTCCACTGAATCCTAGTCTTTTTATAATGTTCCTAATAGTTTGTCCACTTAAAAAGTACTTTTCGCCATAAAACTTATTTTGTTCAAAATAATAGTAAAGGTCTTTTGAGGATCCTAATTCACCCATTAATTCAATAAACTTTTTCTTTGCTTCTTCGTCAGTCAATAAAAATTGTAAAAGAGGATTAGTATGTCGTCCCATTAGTTATGTTCCTTAGTGGAGTGATTTAATAATTTATTCCAAACGAGCCGTGTCAAAAGGGGATGGTTGACCCAATCCCCCTGACACAAAACTCATCAGCCGATACAAAATTGATCGCTAATCTGGTTTGCCAGATCGCGGGCAGCACCAGAAAGGAATCGGTTGTTGCTGAAATACAACGCTGTAGACGCTTGATTGAGGTACTCGACCACCGTTTTTAAAAGTTTGGCCTGGGACTCACTCAAATCTAAACCGCTGTCACCAGCATTAGAAGGAAGCACTGGCGACGGATCACCATAAGTTTTCTCATAATTGTTAGCATACGACTTGTTGATCTTATACACTCCATACTTGTTAGTATTGTCGAGTTTCTTATTAAAGTCTACCCACACACTATCCTTAGTATTCTTTTGACCACAATCCTTATTGGTATAAACCGGGCCAGTATCAATTCCTGTGTTATAGGATATGTCTCCTTCACAAGAAGATAGCGACCTAAGAATATCAGCCGCAGCATTATAACTTACTGGAACACCAGTAGTATCAGATTTCTTATACGTTTTTCTCCATTGTTCAAACCAAGCATCACTTGTTGCATTAGGAACAATATTAACTGTTGCTGGTTGACCAGTTAATGCTTCGATCAAATCTTTGACATTAACTGTTTGACCAGACGAGCCTTGAAGAATAGTACAGTAATAAGGAGCCTTCTTCTCCCAGCACTTACGCCACCAAGTATAAGGAACACGATAAATCTGATTAATCTTGATGGCTCTTGCATCTCCACCAAAGTAATTTACAAGTTTCTTCTGAATGCCATTCCAGCGAGTCTTATTAAGAGACTGTCGGCTAACAGCATCCAGAATCCAGTAAACCTGATAACCATTACGAGTATCAACAACCCAACTAGGTTTAACAGGAAAGTTATTGATCTTGTCGATAAACCCACGCTTCTTAGCCATTACTTCCTTAGAAGAAAGATAATTTCCATTAGAGTCTCGACCAGCATCAATATCAACAAAACAGGCTCGTACTTCATTAATAGCATACTGCTTTCGTCCACCATTAACATAAAAGTAAAGGTCTGAATCATTATTCAAATTAGCATGAACTGCTGTTGTCAGATTATCAACATGAGACATACTGCTAATCTTTTTACGAGGATTCCCATTATAGCAGTAAATCTGCTGACCACCAAAAGAAATAATGAACTTTCCCCTCATTTCACAATCTTTTTGATTCCAAACATCGTTTTTCTTGTCGTAGGGATTAAAACCAAGATTTCCATTAAACATAATTCTTATTCCTGTTCCTGTGATTAATTAACCATGCCGGGATAGTAACCCATTACTATCATTATCAGCAAAAAAGATGGGAATGGAATCGAACCAATATTGTATCCGCCCCAGCGGCCCATCTTCATTTCAACGATTAGTTATAATCGTCGTAATCTTCCTCATCGTCGTAATCATCTTCAGCGTAAGCACCGTCATCTTCGTCGTCCTCATCATTCCATCCCCAATCATAATCATTGTCGTAATCATCCTCATCGTCATAATGATCGACAACTCCATTCTCTAGACTAGCATCATAAAGAGGCTTGAGAAGTTCGCCTTGATACTCTCCGACTACTTCATATCGGCAAGTGCGAAGTTTCTCACAATTACAATCAGTAGGAACACTCACAACATCACGAGGATTAATCTTAACGATAACAATCCTATCGCCAGCATCAACACTGCCATAACTGGCAACATAATTCAATGCACCAGCATGAAGTCCGTCAGAACAACCTCGACTACGATTGTCATCAACCTTTGCTCGTCGCATTTCAACAACCTTGCCAACACTGTTGTCAAAAGTACCACGATACTTATCCTTAAAGTCATTTCTTACTGCCTTATAGGCAAGGAAATAACCATCCTCAGTAATAGGCAGATACTCATGCTCCAGAAAATCATAAAGTTCCTGTTGACTCTGCATACTAGGATTTTCCATAAGGTTATTCAGAAAGTTAACGAGAGGCTGAAAAGGCAGACCCTTGCTCATAAACTCCAGAATACGCTTACTGATACTACCATGAACTTCTTCGCCATCGTACATAACCTTGCCTTCCTTGATCTCAACAAGACCATCACTAAAAGACGCGACAGCCTTTTGAATATCAACAATTTCCAGCAGTTCTTCCTCTGTAGCAGTGGGCAACTGCTCAAGAATCATACGATAATTAATATGATCTGGAAGAACCTGATAACTCTTATTATTAAGAATAAGAGTCAAATTACCACCAACAAACATAAACGGAACAGACATAATTAAAACTCCTTGTTACCTGTGAAATTTACTTAATAAGACTACTCAATTGAATCTTGAACAATTCAACACTATCCTTATCCATCTTCTCAATCCAAATATTATTTCGGTCGCCATAACCATAATAATTATCAGCAAATTGTCGGATAGGATTCTTTGTGCTATCCAAATCTCTCAGGTTGCCGTTTATCTGGTTACTTCCCATAATATACTTCAACATCGGGTTCTTGTCAACCTCCACTTTAAGAATTTTCCTAAGTTCCGATGACTTTGCAAACTTTTTATTGCTTGACTTGACACTACTCTTGAATAGATCAAGATATTCTTGTGCATCATCTTCGGAATAAAGAGCATCTCTGATCTGATTCACTAGTCCGTTATATTGAACATTCTTCTTTCTTAAATCCTTACTATCAAGACCACTAATGCCAAGACTATCCAGTAGACTATCAATGTGGGAAAAATAATCGGTCTGAGAAAATCTCTTTAGATCATAGGTTCCTCTGTGCATAGTATCAGCAAAGAATTCCATTACCAAATAACTGTCAATAATCTTCACAAGTTCAGTATTCTTGATATAATTCTTATACTCAAGACCAAAAATACTAAGCATATGACAACAAAACTGATCAATTAGATGACCACTACGATTATAATAGTAGTTATCCTCTTTTTCCATACGATCAGCATACTCTTTCTTGAAAAATTCTACAACAGCATTATATTCGTTAGTATCATTGAAATAAGTTTTGATCTCATTTCGCAACATATCCTTGAACCAAACATTAAAGTCAATAAGGTTATATCCCTCGTTCTTTAGTTTGGATACAAAGTTATTCTTGATAGCATAAATCTTTACATCTCCAAACAGACCCTTGAGAATATCGCTCTGAATAAGATCACGAATATGTTCAATGGCTGGAAAACCAGATGTACTAGCATAACGCAACATTGGAACATAGATAATATCCTCACTGTCTGTAAACTCATCAAGTTCATCACTAGTAAGAGTTCGCAGACTCAAAGCATCGTTATATTCGATACTCAATGTGCCAGAATCCTTAGATTCACCAGCGACAAAGAATACATCTTGATCACTGACACTTCCCTTAGAACCCTTATTACCACTCTTACGAGGAGTGTTGCTCTTAATCAGATCCTTATAGTCGCTGACTTTGAGGATATTATGACTACCAACATCAGTAATCAATTGATCAAAACCTTCATTAGACTTTGACAAATCCTTAGTGTCGATCATCAAATATGCAAAACAATCCTTCTCGTTACAATAACGAGTAACAATCTTCTTAGCAGTTTCTTCACTCTTAACATCACAAACAAAGAAAGTCAGTGGGCCAGTTTTACGCTGACTACTATAATAGTATTCACCCTTGCCAGTTAGAGTATTGTGATGAAGTCTATCGGTCAAATAAACCATACGACGAGAACGATAGCCAGATGTACGATAATTAAAAACGTACAGTGCTTTACCAGCAGGAATCTTATATTCGATATCCTGTCCGCTGTTAATAGTGTGCTTCTTGCCCTTGCTATCTGTCCATGACGCACCGACTCCCCAACCTCCAGCAAGATCATTCATGGCATAATATGAAGTGATTGCCTCAATCTTAGTTTTTGCTTCCTGAATTTTCTTACTAAATTCATCCTTCATCTCAAGATAAATATCCTGAGTCTTTTCACGAAGAGCCTTAATAACACTCTTTGTATACTGCAAACCTTCACGCGAAACATCCATCTCCAGTTCACCAATACCAAAATCAAGTTCAAGATAAAGATTCTGGTTAAGAATCTCTGTCACAAAACTCTTCCAAGAGTCAATATCCGCCTTAGCAAACGTGCGGTTCCATCGCTGAATATTCTCATTAACTTCAGCCTTTTGTTCGCCAACAATCTGATTTGTTTGAACAGGATACGCAATATTTCCCATGATAGCAACAACACCGCTATCAACCTTGTGGTGATGATTAGGAAACATATTATTGCTAGGATTAAGACGACAAACTCGCCATCCGTCCCCATTAATTACAACAATCTTGTTGCTGTAAGAATGATCCTTGAGCATATTGGTATTGTAGTTATAAACACCAACACCACCCTCAATAATAGGCTTCATCTTAAAATAATGGAAGATACGAATAGCCTTTTGAGTAAATTCACTAAAGTCATGCTGCTTAACAGCAAAACTAATCTCAAGACCATTAGGCTCAGATGTATCGCTAACATTAAAAAGATTTAGCGTAGGAACGCCACTATCATCAATAGCGGCGACATAAGTATACTTCTTACCATCAAAATAAGAACTAGTAGTAAAACTCTTGCTATAAGCAAAAGGACTCTTAGAACCTAGACCAAGACAGCCAACAAAATCATTACTGTCGTTCTTGTTAGACGCACCATAAGTTGTATACAGATTCTCCATATCGGCCTGACTAAGACCAGTACCATAATCACGAACAACAAAATTCGGATTAGCCGAATTGGGCAGGATCACCTTAAAGGGATTCTTATTTCCTGCACTAATATGAGAGTCATAAGCATTAGTAGACAGTTCACGAATAACTGCCATAACCTTATCGGAATAAAGAGAGTCCGAAAGGATCTTAAACATTTTGCTAGTTTGAGCGATAGTGAAACCAGACTCGCTACGAACACCAGCACTGTGCGTTTCAATAACACGATCTGCCAACTTCATCTTTTATCTCCAATTTCCTGTGAATCGTTCCTGTGATGCTTCCATCATACCATACGTTATCGTCTTGTCAACTCACGTTTCTTTAGATTGTATCGCAACCCATCCTAAATATGCCGTAAGCAAACCAAAAAATCTGAGAAAGTTTACTGGCAAAAAGAACCAATAAATTCCTATCACTATACTGGCTAATCCCATAATCCATATAATAAATCTTGGAATATAAACTGATTTACTTAATAGCCAAGTTGCTGGTCCTAATAGGACTACAAATAATAACATCAGAGTAACCAACAATGCTAAACTAGCCATTAACTATCATCCTGTTTTGATGACCAATAATCATCACCACCTATATCTTCTTCATCATTATCATCGTCATAAGAAAAATTTCTTTCATCATAAGGAGTCCAGTCTTCTTCATCATCTAAATCTTCACTGTCTGCTATTTCTTCTGCATCGTCTATGAATATAGTAATATTATTAATAACTTCAAATAGTTGATTTAATACTTTTTCCATGAGTATTAATTTTGATTCTATATTTTTTGTAGATTTTTTTAGATCAACAATATCCTTAACTAAGGCTTTTGATACCTGAACATCTATGTTATGAAGATCTTTATTTTGTTTATTTAGTTCTCTTAATATTTGATCAAATTCTTTTGACATGGCATTACTCCTTTAATAAGAAATACACCATTATTCAGACCAGAAAATATCTCAACAGTTGCAGCGATATTCGTTGCAATAACCGCATTTTGGCCCAGGATTTTCATTACCCCACGCATTACATAGCGGATCAAAACTTTCTTTTCCAGTATCAATACAAACTAATTTAGCCTTATTTTTTCGCTTAATATAACCCACATTCCAATAATGACAATCCCAAAATCTAAGACGAGTTTTATTATCAATAGTTTCTAAAAGATTATGAATA